CGCGCCGGTCTCGACGTTGACCTCCCAGAGCGAGGGATCGACCAGCGTCCCGTCTTCGGTAACGGTCAGGACGGGTACGCCGGTATTGTCGAGCGGGATCGGCCATTGCCGCGTCATCAGTTCCTCGCCCCAGTCGAGCCACGTACACACGCTCCGGATTTGGTCGCGGTAGGTCTGCCGGACGAAGACGCGGTCACAGTAATTGTTGATCGCGCTCGACACGCTATCGATGATCGACTGAAGCGCCGCGTCCTGCGACGTATCTGCCGGGTCGATCCCGAGCGCGGTCTTCGCTTGATCGACGGTGACGAGCGCAAGGCTTGTGGCCGGCGTGATAACGCGGGTTATGGTGTAGCCGCGCGGCCACATCAGCGGCGCAGCCCCGCCAGGACCGGATAGAAGTCGCAGGCGACGGTCGAGCCGTCGTCGTGCGTCAAGGTCAGCACACCCTGGTCGTCGATTGCCGCGGCCTTGACGCCGCGTCCCGGTGGCCCGCGCTCGCCACGGGGACCTTGCTCGCCGGGCTTGCCGCGGTTGCCTTGCGCGGCGATGAGTTGCCAGCCGTCGCCGGGACAGACGCCGGGATCGTCGGCGCGGGCGACGAACGAGGACCCGGCCAGCGCGACAACGTCAAAGGCGCGGTATTCGGCCGTCACGTTCCACGTTCCGCGGACGGTAAAGGATCGTCCATCCGCGCCGGCCGCGGCGACGAGGACCCAATCCTCATGCGGCGGCTCCTCTGCGGTGTCCCGCATGGCGCAGAACGTCGAGCCGCGGTGGGCGACGAGCGTCGTGCCGTAATGCACGCCCTTCGCCCAGGCGCGCGGCGGGATGAACAGTCCGGGCGGCCCGTCCTCGCCGCGCTCGCCGGGAGGTCCCGGCGGACCCTGGATTGCCTGGCCCGGCGGACCAGCCTCGCCACGCGCCCCATGAGGCCCAGGAGGCCCTTGGACGGCTTCCCCCTGCAATCCCCGCTCCCCAGGCTCGCCCCGCTCTCCGCGCGCCCCAGGCGGTCCTGGCGGCCCATCCCTGACGGCGGCGAGCTTCTCGGCGAGCGCGCGTTCGAGCCGAAGCTCGGTCTCGGCGCTGCTGGCACGGATCGCCGCCACTTCCTCGCGGACTTCGGACAGGAGCGTCTGGACCTGAAGTCGCAATTCGCGCTCCGCCCGGCCGACGATCTTGCCAAGCTCAGCGAGGACGATGTCAGGCTGCAAGGCGTTCGCTCTCATAGCCGGCGAGGAAGTCGGCGAGTTGCTTAGAGGACTGGTCGGCGCCATCGCCTCCCCCATCGGCTGATCCGTCCCCCTGCGTTGATCCGTCGCCGGACGGTGACGAAGGCGGCGCGGGCGGCGTCGCTGATGGCGGCTTGAGATCAGCGCCGTAACTGAGCGGGACGACTTGTTGCTGCACCCGCGGCATCGAGCCATAGCCGCCAGGGACCTCCGGCAAGTCTTCCTCCGCGCGCGCCTCATCGGGCGAGTAAATGCCGCTGATGACGCCGCGCGCGAGCGCCTCGATCCGCTCGCGGTAGGCGCTCCGGAGCAAAGCGCGGGTGTCGAATTCGAGGTATTCGTCCGGCTGGCCGCGCAGCCCGAACAGGTTCCCGATCGCTTCCTCGATGTGGTTCAACGTGAAACCGAGGCCGCTCGCGATCCACGATTGCATGAGAAGCTCGGTCGAGGCGTAGGTCGGTCCGCCGATCCCGAGGATTTGCAGCGGCACGCGCATCGCGAGCGCGATGTTCTGATCCGTCATCTTGAGCATTTCGGCAAGCTGGGCATCGACCGCGTTCGTCTCGATTGAGTTCGCCTTTAGCCCGTTCGTCAGGACCGCGGTCAGGCCGGCGTTGTCGCCCTGGCTCACGTCGTTCCAGCGCTGGCGGGTCTGCTCGATCTGCTCCGCCGTCATCGGTTGATCGGTCTGAAGCGTGAAACTCGGGCGCGCCTGGTTGATATAAAACGCGATCTGTTGGTTCAGCGCGGCACCCGACATCGCGAGATCGAGAGTCGCGGCAAGGATCGGGCTTTCGCCCTTCAGCGGGTGCCGCGGCGTATGAAGCCGGACGTGCAAGACGTCGCGCGCTGGCGTCGGGTTCGAGAGGTCGAGCAGACGATCGACGATCTCGTTGCCCGTCAGCGAATAGAAAACCGCGCCATCCTCCGCGATCTGCGCGCGCCCGTAGCGCATCAGATGCAGCGCCGCGATCTCGGCGCGGTTGTTTCGCTCGACGACCGCGAAGGCTTCGCCATACTCGTAAAGCCGGCGCGTGAGGTTCAGCAGGAAGTCGCTGATGCTCTGATACTCGTTTGGCTGGCGGAGGATACGCGTCAGCGCCGAGTTGACGACGCGCTCGCGCCCGCCGTTGTCGAGCTTGCGCCAGTGATTGCCGGGACACATCGGCACGGTCTGCGAATAGGCGGAGACGCACGCCTCGACCATCGCCCTCGCCTCACCGTAAGGCTGCAAGCGATAGCCGGTCTGCCACCAGTTCCAGTAGCGACCGGGCCCGGCGCCGAGCCAGCCTTGCGACAGGAAGTAGGGGCCGGGACGGTATTGGCCTTCTGCCGCCTTGACCCGTCCCGGTAGAATGCGTGCCAGCCAGCTCATTAGCGCGTCTGGTATGTGCCCGCTGGCCCGCCGCCCATGGCGCGCTGTTGATAGGCGCCCATCTTCATCGCGTCGGCTTCTTCCTGCGTCGGCGTCGGAACGGCGGGCTTGCTCATCGCCTCAAGACTGGCCTGATGCTCCGCTTTCATCTCATCCGGCGATGGCCCTGGAATCATGGCGGCCTGGCGTCGCTCGTCCAGCGAGCGCTTGTCGACGGGACGCGCCGCCGCGGGTGGTGCTGGCGGTGGCGGCTGTTGTTGTGGGTGTCTGTCTGACATTGCTCGTTCTCCTTCCTGCGGATGGTGAGTCGTGAGCGGTGGGTTTGCCATTCTGTTGCCTCCAAAAATGAGCGGGGACCGAAGTCCCCGCCGGGACCGGACTGCCTTACGGCCCCCAGTTAACGCCGGTCATCCATTGCACCATCCCCGAGCGCCGCATTGCCCACGTCACATTTGCGAGCATGCGGATCGCGATCTGCGAGGTTTGGAACATCGATTGAACCGGCGCCGCGACGACGTTCGGCGTCCCGACCGTGCCGATGTTCAGCGGCGTCGTGTCCTCCATGTGCAACGTCGCTTCCTCGCTGACCTCGAACTCGGGCGCACCCGAGACCGACACGAAATCCGCAGCGTCGATCATGTAGACGTTGCCGGCCGGGACGGATGTCGACTCGATGACGTGGTAACGGCCGGTGAATTGCGTGGTCCATCCGAACGGGACGCCGGTCGGGCCCGGCGCAAACGTCAACTGCTGCCCTTGCGCGGGGTTGATGAGCAGGCAGAGCGTCCGGCCGGCATTCACCGCGTAGAACGGATTGGTCAGCGCTTGCAGGTCCGCCAGGATCGCCGTGTAACTATGCGCAGTCGAAGCCGTCAGTCCCGCGACGCCGTTCGTCAGGCCAGCCGGGCGTGTCGCCGAGACCGCCTGAGCATCGAGCAGCAGCCCGTCGATGTTGATGCTCGTGTCGAGGGTGATGTTCTCGCGGATCAGCGCCTCGATCGCCGGGTTGGAATACATCGCGATCTCGCGGCTGAACACGCTCAGTCCGCCGACCTTGTGCGGGTAGAGGGTGATCGACTGGGTGCCGAACCGGCGGACCGGGATCGGCGCGCCTTCCGCCACGAACGACCCGCCGATCGATGGTGTGGTCGCCCGCGACGGGATTTTGATCGCCCCGGCATTCGGCCCGAAGGTCAATGACACGCCCAAATTCGACAGCCGTGGGAAGACCGCTGTCGGGACGAGGTTGGCCAGGAAGTCGGCTTGCGCGAGGACGACGAGTTCGGCCGCCCATCCCGCCGTGGTCGTGGTGGCGCCGGCAATCGCGGCACGGGTGACGACAGCAGTCGCCTCGTGGTCGGGATAGTTTTCCGCGAGCACCTGATCGATCGGACGGTGCGACAGGCGCGACTTCATCATCACGGCCGCCGCGCGCCAGAGCAGGTCGACCGGCTCGACTTCCTTTTGCGACGTGCCGAACGGGCGCCGCGCGATCGTCGGCATCGGCAGTGGCTTTGCAGGCTCGTCGGCCGCCGCGCGCTGCCCGAGCGCACGTTCGGTGCGTTCCAGTGATGCGAGCCGCGTCTCTAGCGTCTCGATCTCGCCGTGCAGGTCGTTCGCTTGTTCGGTCTCGTGGTCGGCGTCTTTGGCAAGCTCGACCAGCGCATCGCGCGCTGCGTTCAGCCGGCCCTGAACGTCCTGGATTTGCCGGGAGACAGTGGTCGTTGACATGGGGTTGGTAGCCTTTGCATGGCGTTGCATCACGGCTTGCCCGCCGGTTGCGTTCACGTCCCGCTGCCTCATATCGGCTTGCCCGCCGAAGGCTTGGGCCATGGTGTCGTCGGAAATGCGCAGACCTTTGGCGATCTGCACCGCGGCCGGGTTCGCCGGCACCGAGACGATGCTGGCTTCGAGCAGGTCCTGCTCGGTGAACCGCGTTCCGCCGAACGGATGCTTCGGGTCGATCGGCTCGCTGGCCACGGCGCGGAAGCCGACGCTGGTCGCGCGCAGGATGTCCGCCTCGATCAGCCGCCGCACATCATCGGCGAGCTGCGTGGTGCCGGGCGGTGCCGGTACGAGTTCGCCGACTAGCCGGCCGCCCTCGATGCGTAGGTTCTTCCACTTGCCGATCGGCGCGTTCCCATTGTGATTGAACAGCGCGACCGGGTTGCTGCGGAACTGGTCGAGCCGCCAGCCGGCCGGCTCGATGATGTCCCCCAGGCGGTCGACGGTGTCGTCGGACAGGACATACGTCATCGACCCGGTCTGCTTGCCGACCGCGGTTTTGCGAACGAACGACATTGCTTTCCCCTAGCCGATCAGTGTCGCGACGTTGAACGGTGCCTCGGCGATCATCGCGAGCCGCATCGCCATGATGAGCGCGACCGGACCGTCGATCTTGTTCTCTGGCCGCTCTTTCCGCGGGAAGACCTGATCCTTACCGTCGACGCGCGCGGTGACGTTCGACATCATCCACGTCATCGGATCAGTCTCGTCGCAGTTATGCGCGAGCCGCCCGGCATCGATCAGCGCGGCGACTTGCTTCATCGGCTCGGTAAAGTTCGCCGCGCTGATC